GGACGATCTAAACAGATCCAGGCGTCGTTTCCTCTTGAAGGTCAAAATCGGGAAACTCCGTAATCAAGGTCTGCTCCATCTTTTTAGCTTTACATGCGATGATGTCCGCATATTTCGCACGATCAAGTCTCTCAACTAAATCGTGCCTCTCTGCCCAGTCGTACATGGACTCTTCATAGGTTTGATCTAACAGTCTAGGAATATGTGTTATGCGCATCTTCTGCGCTACCTCACTAATCTTAGTTCTAAAAGCTTCGTACTTGGTTTTACCGTGGTAAAGATATTCTCTTAACCCGGAATCCATAGCATCAGCAATGATTTGTTCATCTCCTACTGGACTCTTCAGTCCGACATGCAGAGGTTTGAAGATAGAATCTTCGTCAAGGGCACCCATATAGATTTTAAGATCCTCATGATACACCGATTTCCTCTTCAGGAAGTCAGCATCTGAGAATTTAATATACTCTACAAAATCGGCGTCCTTGTCGGCCATTGTGATTTTAATATCATTGTCATCCAAGTAATCTCGTAAATTCAACATATTGTATTTCTCGTAACCTTCCTTAACAGTACACAAGGCATCATCACCATAAGTAGTCAATGAAACTACATCGGAGAATCTGCCAGTAAAATCAGGGTAGATATGAAAGAAAGCGCAACGATGAAGAAGCGAGTTCACTATAGAGTTGATATATACAGTCATGTTATGGCCGGAGGGGTTGGCACCAATATGGCACAATAGCTCCCCATTATACGCAGTCATTGCACTAGAGACCTCGGTTGCCACCCCCCGCATAATCAATAGATCATCCGGAGTGTAGTTACCAGAGGCAGATGCAAGCTCAATGCATATAGCAAACGCAGCATACATGGTCTGGGAGGACATACGTGTATCATACTTTTTGTAATCAATCGCCATACATCTCTCCTCGCCGTGTTTGGTTACGTGGTTATGGAGCTGATGCCATTCGGGACCGTGTGGGTTCACGCCAACGGCGCATTCACTATCTAATGGGTTACATGATAAAAATCGTGCGACCCCCAGAAAATACTTTCGCATAATAAGTTGCAAGGCAAGAGGCGCAATTTGGAATACACGCACTTTGTCCTTTGTACATAGAACCGGTTCATCCTTTAAAGAAGACTTGAAGACTGGATAGGCACGTTCTCCCCGTAGGAAGCACTCCTCCATTCTGTCAGCTTCTTTCCAGAATTGTTCGTCTAGTACATAAGCACATGCGTAATCCTCGCTGTCTACCTCAGTCAGATAATTGTTCTTTGGACCAGTTAATGGGTAACCTACAGAGGTTTTCCCCACCATCCGATCAATAAAACGCTTACCTTCTATCCCGTTTACAACTTGCATCCGAGTTAGAGGTTTCACTTCGCCTTTCCAAAATTTCTTCTTTTGCAGAATGTCAAATAGCACGGTATGATAGTCATCGTAGGCTCTACTCAGCAGTGTCGGCTGTACCCCAATAGAGGGCTTAAGCGACGATTCTAAGTGAGTCTGCCATGGCCACCAGCTGCTTTTGCCATCCGGTCCCTTAACCTTAGGAGGACCCCAAAGGTTAGGAGAACCAAAAATCTCGGTAATAACAGGTGAACTAGGAAGTATTCGAAAGTTGGTCTTAGAGTGAACAGCACCGCCACACGTTCCATACACGCGGCAATTGGCTCCCTGGATACGTAATACCGGAGAAGATTTCTTAAGTGTATTTCCAAATAAGTTCTTCACATCATATGTGGTATCGGGAAGATCGCCCATTGCTGCGGATGGGAAGATAGTGGGGTGTTTACCCTGAAGTGTGGATAGTGTCTTTAAAAGCTCAGGCCTAGTTGGACTACCAGCAGCCCCAGAAGGGGTGCCAGCATTTCCAGCTAAGTGAACTCCCAAAATTGAGGGGAATTTGCACTGGGCTAACAAAGGCGCCATACACAGGCCCTGGAAGGTATTCTCTGATAAATTGTAAGCAGATCCCCAATAAGTTGATACGCCAATTCGCACCATTTTAGGGGAAGACATACCGCTATATTGATGAACGACTCCTTCACGGTCGCGCCACTCCATCAAGAAAGGCAGACTTGCCATAATCTTTTCAGATGGGAAAGCGTCCATGATATTAGAGAAATCACCACTATTCGGTACATACAAAATACACAGATCATGCCCGGTCACTTTTTGAACAGTCAAGGGATCGAATGGAAAGGAAAAGCTAGCATTTCGGCAGACGCCGTCAGCAGGCTTTCTAATACATTCCATTTCATCAACCCCTCTCGTGATCATGTGGGAGGGAACCAGTAGATAGTTTGTCCTCAACATAAGTCCATTGCAATATTGCGTTTTGTCATCTTTGGTAAAACGAACGTGTAGCAAGTTACTCTGGACTGTTTTAGACAATTCACTATTATTGGTCCATTTACTTCTAGGAATGGAGTCGAAATCTTCTGGCTTCAACTCACTTTCCCAGAAACGTTCAGTACCTTTAGCATCCCTTTCCTTAACATCTTCTTCAGTAGGGTTATCAATCACTCCATCTTGGGGGGTTCCTTCCTTATAATGGGCGGAAGCCCGCTGATAGAGTTTATGAACACTATAAATTAGAGCTAGGAAAGCAAATGTTTCAAGTGTGTACTTCAAATAATCATTTCTCACATTCTTAATGAAGATCGGCATGAGATTGCGGTCTTCACGAACGCTCTCAAGTAATCTCACTTTTGCACTTTCACGAAGGGAAAGGGCATTGAGAACTGAGCCAGTACCGATTACAGCTAATTTAACTGCACCGAGTCTTCGGCCCATCTTCCAAGCAATGCACGATGAGAGAAGTGATACACAGCCCGCTC